GTTTTGCCCATTCACTCATGCCCATTTTTCGTTACCTCCTTCAATTTTTGTGCCGAAAGCGCGCTGTATGTTTCCTTTAGAATTTCCACTGTATAGCGCACCTCGCCGCAGCTTTCGCATACATATCTTCTCGTTTTTATGATCCGCTCGCTGGTCGGCCTGCTGTCTTTGCACCGCATCTTTTGGTTGCATCCCGGGCAAATCATAGCTGTATCCCCCTTTCTCACAAGAAAACAGTTGCATCGGTGACTTGCCCGTTATCTGTGATTTCTACCTCCATTTCGTCAGATAGTTTCACACGGATTTCTGCCCGCTTTGCGCGAAATGGCGCAAATGACGAATCATAGCAATTGCATACAATGTAGTCTCCGTCAAAACGGAACGTGTTTTTGTGGCAGTCCTTGTACTCCGCATTCCTGTTGCATGTTGAAAGCTTTGCCCTTCGCCCCTTCCAGTCCGGAGCTTTGATTTTGTAATCAGGATACGCTCCCTGGAATGCTGCGTACTTTTCTGGGAATAGCCCACGCAGCTGATGCAAAAACATTGGGACGATTTTGTCCTGATAATCCCGAATCACGCCGCCCATTATTGCGTGTGGGATAAAATCGCAAATCCTCTTGATATTTTCAGGCGTAAGTTTGTCTGCGCTTATGTACAGTTTGTTTGTGCCAAGATGCGGGTTATCGCAACGGATTTCCCCACCGAAATCCTCCAACCATGTATAAGAAACGGTGAGAAAAGCGTCTTCTCCTATGCGTGTAATCAAATTGGTTGATGGATATTGTAATTTCCCGTAAGCGGGATTTGTTCTGGCTTCTTCCTTAACCAGTAAAAACTTCTTTGACTGTTTTGTTCCACCATCCACAATTGTGATATCACCGTTGGGGCATCTGACGCCAAATAGTGTTGTTACGCAAAAACACTTTCCATTTTTATAGGCAGAGCATTCCCCGGCGCGGTTGCAGCGGATGTATTCCGCTCTTAACTTACAATTCCTGCTACCATCTCCGTATAAATGCGCGCAAATGCAGTTATCGTTCATAGTTTTACCCCCCTTATGTACTTGTCAAAATACGTTGTTGCTACCGCCATCGCCGCCCACATATCCGCTGCGAACCCGTAAAAGAAGCCGGGGTTCTTCCTTGTTCCCTTGCCGTAGTTCGGCTGACCGGGCGCGTAGCGGTCGACGAGGGCTTGCCTGATGTTCGCGTCCTTCGCCTGCGAGTGGCCGCACAAGTAAAGCTTTTCTTCTCTCCGGTATATTTTCTGCGGCGGGTGGCCCATGCTGTATACCCTCGCAAACTCCCAGAACCGGCCAATCCAGAAACAGGTGTCGAACACTTCCTGCCCAACCGGCATGCCCATTCCCGCCACCATCTCGATTGCCAGATGGTCATATGGACTGCAAAGCACGTTGTACATATCGTCATTCGGAATCTTCCCCACGTCCAGCACTTTCCGGATTTCCTGCCCGTCGTGCTCTACGAGGACATACCCGGATTCCATATTCCCCGGGTCAATCGCCAGTATCGTTCCCACGCTTCTCCCTCACTTTCCAAAACAGTTCATTGTAAGTGTTATACCGCTTCTGAATGTCCGTGCTTGCAATGTCCGGGTGAAATTTCAGCCACCATTCGTACCTCCCGCACGTCTGCATTTCCGGGCAGCCGCACCGATAAACGCAGTTTGGTACCAGCACGTCCGAGATTTCCGGCTGCACCTCATGCAGCGCCGCTTTGAAATCCTCGGCATACGCGCGCGTCTCCGGGTCTGCCTGGCTGCATAACCGCTTGCGCATGGTATCAATCAGATTTTGAATATTTGGGTCCCCAATAAAATCAACCCTAGCGTCCTGAGGCGCCTTATTGCGGTCGTACTTCGATTGCCTGTCGTTTCTCTGGGAATCAACCCGGCTTCTCCAAATATGCGTCTTCCAGTGCATGGCAACCCAATATTTAATATCTTTCCATCGAAATTTGATGATAATATCTCGGATTGGGTCATGCTCTGCGATTAGGATTGCCCTTTTCCATTCAGCACTCGGTTCACGCCCAAGAGGCGGCTTTTTTACAGTTGCCCGGCAATCGTTTACAACTTCTTGCCAGTCTCCTTTTACTTTGATGATTTCTGTCTTCAAAATTCCCTCCTATACAAAACTCCAATGCTGCCCGCAAGCCTGTTTATACCGCCCATGTGCGCAATTTGAGATATTCGCACGGCTGATTCCGGTTGCTACACTTGCCGCCCTAATGCTGGAATAAATTTCGCCAGTATCATCGCAGCGGACCTTCTTGCGGTTTTTGATAGCTGCAAGTTCTGTTATGGCCTCCATTTTTTCCTTTGAAAAATGCTTATCAAGAACATCGAAACGGTGCCGCTGGTTTTCGCTCAAAGTGCACCATTCTAGGTTCTCAACCCTATTATTCGCCTTGTCTCCGTCGATATGGTTGACTTGCGGCTTGTTCTCCGGGTTTGGAATGAACGTTTCAGCTACAATACGATGTACTCTTCGGTACCCAGCTCTTCCTAGCCCAACGCCCAGATATTTCCCTCTGCTGCCAAACGGTTTCAGAATCTTACCAGTCTTATCGTTTCTGATTTGTCCATCTCGGTTGACACTATATCCAGAAGCGTCTTGAATCTCCTGCCAGTCTCCCTTGATGTTTGTAATGTGTGCGTTCATTCTTCCCTCCGTTCTCCGTAGCTGCAAAAATCGTCAGGTTTCGGTGTGTCCTCTGGGGTAATCCGAACGACATGAAACATCTTGCAGCCATACCACTCTCCACCGTTGTTGTCCGCAAACCACTTGCAATTTTTGCACAGCACCACCTCCGCAACGTCAGCGGCGGGCAAATCCGAAATATCTCTTGCAATGCAATCCGCCAGTCCGGTATGCCGTCCCAATACAGAGCCGTTCGCAAGTCCGTACTTTTCGGCGATTTTAACCGCATCTGTGCGCTTGATGTAATCAGTCATAAGCCAAATACTCCCTTACGATTCTGCTTTGCATTTCCGGACTAAAGGCGTAAAGCGGTGTACATCTACGCAAGATCTCTGCTTTCAAAAGCCGTTCCCGCTGGCGCTTCCGGCAGCGGCAGCCAGTGTGTGACTACACTGCCAAGGCAGTCCCGCATAGCTATTCCGTCATATCTTCTCCATGTATCCGCGCTTGTGCGGTACGCCTCGCCGACAAACACGCCGTCCGTAGCAAGGACGCGTTTTCCCGGTTCCGGCCTCCGTTCCTCCACGCTGATCCACTGCGGCACCTTCTCCCGCAGCGCCGTGTTCTCGGCGGTCAGGCGCTCGATCAAGTCAGCTGCACCAACCATCATGTCGCCCCTACAATCCTCGCTGTCAAACAATGGGCATTCCGCACAAGTTTGTGCGTCTGTTCTGCGGGAGCATATCCGCAGCGCCTGTATAATTTCCTTGTCTGTCATAGCGTGTCCTCCAATCCTTTCCACTCCCACTTGCTCCCGTCTCGGCAGCCTGCGCAGGGACATTTTCTGTCGCAGATCGAACAGCCTGTCCATACGCGGCAACTGTTCTCGTCGGCATCTAAGTTTTTGCACCACTGGCAGAATCCACCTATCGTGCTTATCAGCGCCGCCTTTTCCTTTTCCAGCCGCTCAATCAGATCGGCTGCAGCAAGTTTCAACGGGTCATAACATACAATCTCTTCATCACTTGGTTCAGGGCGTGGCGTACCATCGGCACCCTCTCCACACCGCAGCGCCTGTATAATTTCCTTGTCTGTCATAGCGTCACATTTCCCCTCCTATTTTCCGTTTCCCTCTTGCCGCCCTCCGGCAGTTTCTCGCCCCGCCATCGGTCATTTGGCTTATGTCGATGATCTCGGCGCGCCTGCCGTAGCTTTTCAGCCGTTCTCCCTTCACGGCGTTCCAAGCCTCGTAGGACGCGCTGCAACCGGCTTTCCGGTTTGGGCAGTCCTTCGCACACGGCCCGAAATTATTCATTCCTTCCTCCTGACCTGCACCGTCACTTCCGCCTCCCAGCACTCCGGCGCGCGGATGACGATCTTCTTGTCTCTGCCTTCTTCCGGGTCGCGGACGCTGACCAGATAAAACGTCATGTTCTTGTTCTTCTGCGGGTACTTCTTCGCCCGGATAGGCTTTCCCAGCTCCGGCATCAGCCGGGGATAGAGCCCGGAAATGATATCCGGAATGACGATCCAAGTATTCATGCCCCATCCCCCATCATCTGCCGGATCGCCGCCCGCTGCACATCGGACAGCTCGTCTCCGTGGTGCTGAACATTGTAGCCCGGCTTCTTAGCAGGCGTGGCTTTCTCGTCACGGCTCCGCTCCCAGTTCCGGACAGCGGCTTTCCAGTCCTTCATCTTCGTTTTGCCTACCATCCATCCATTTGAGCTATAAAAGTCGACAAATCGAGCCGCATCAACGCCGTTTCCACGTTCCCGGCAATAAGCCGCCACTTCCTCGACGCTCGGTGGGGTAAAGCGCGCCGCGCGCGCGTCTAACCCTGGATTCGGATTAGGATTCGTATTCGGATTAGGATTCGGATTAAGGCCGCAGTCCGCCGCAGCTTGTGGCAACTCGCCGCAACTCGCCGCAGAATTCTTCGCATCGCCGCAAGCGTCCGCATTTTCCGGTTCGGGGAACTTCGGTTTGCATTCTCGGATTCTCTGATGTCTCGCCCAGCTTGGGAACAAAAAGTAGGGCTTCCCGCCTACCGTGTAGAGGGCAACGCAGCCTTTTGCCGCCAGCGCGTGGAGCGCAGACTCAATATCCTTTGCAGTAACCCGTTCTCTGAATGGGAAAACGTGGCCTTTTATGTATGCAGGGCGGGCGTCTCCTCGCCCTGCATCGTCCGCTTGCGTGATCAATCCAACCCAAAGCCGAAACTCAAAGTCCGTCAAAGACGCGATCCGCTCCGAATCACATAAGCTTTCTTTGATGATCCTGTTCGGCATATTTCAGCCCCCCTAGAACGGAAGGTCCGAATCGTCGTCCATCATCGTAAACCCGCCGGGGTTTTCCGGGTCCTTCGGCTCCGAAGATTTCTTCCCTTCGCCGAAGTAAACGCGGTTCGCCACGACCTCTGCAGATCGGCGTTTGTTGCCGTCCTTGTCCTTCCAGTCGCGCAGCTGCAATCTGCCGTCCACGACGGCCATGCTGCCCTTGAAGAAGTATCCGCTTACAAAATCAGCGGTTCCCGCCCACGCGACGCAATCAATGAAATCCGTCTCTTTCTCTCCGCCCTTCGGCGTGAGGTCGCGGTCAACCGCCAGCGTGAAGGATGCGACCGAAGTTCCGTTCGGCGTCTTTCTCAACTCCGGGTCTCGAGTCATTCTGCCCATAATAACAATGCGGTTCAGCACTTTTCGTCCTCCTTTTTGGCCGTTTCCCGCTTTCCAAAGTAGACTTCCAGGACGTCATCGAAACGATACGAGGGCATCTTCTTATACGATTCAGCGAGCATATCGAGCATCAGGCACTTCTTGGCCAATTCCTCATACTTTTCCGTACTCAGTTTTACATAGGATTCCATAATTACGTTCCTTTCTTATAAATCAGTTTCGTTTCCTCCCAATCGGGATATATCATTTTGAGATACCACTTGATGTACGCTTTCATGTGCTTTCGCTTTTCCGTCTGGTCAAAGTCGTTGTGGCACTTATCGCAAAGCGTTACGATGTTCTGCTCGATTCCAAGCCCGCCCTGCGACCGTGGGATGTAATGGCACCACGGATTGCCGGGGCGAAGGCAGACGATGCAGCGCCCGCCATCGCGCTCCCAGACGGCCTTCTTGACCTTCTCAGGTATCTTTGTCGCCTTCGTTTCCTTTCTCATCCTGCCTCCATTCCAGCGCCATACGCTCGAGTTCTTCTGGTGGCAGCGTCTCAATGCCTTGCTGTTTGCAGTCCTCTACAACCAGATCAATGAGCCGCGCCATCTGCTTTGTGTCGTAGGTGCTTGAGCCGTAGTAGCAAATGACGTTCGTGCAGCCCGGAATTTTTGACGCCATAATCTCCGTACACCAGCCGAGACCGCGCGATTCCCAGCCGTCCCGAAACCGCTTGACCGCTGCGTCCGGAATGCAGATCGTATCGGAGTTGTCGCCAACGTCCGGAATATAGTGTCGGTAGACCTCTTCCGGCGGAATCCCAACCTTGACGGAAAGCTTGTTGCAGAGCGTCCAGAGATATCGGTTTGCATCCGAGCTCCGATTCTTGCGGAACTCCTTGATCGTGACCGTGTACTTCTTCTGCGGGTCGAGTTCCCCGGCTACCATCTTGGCTTGTCCGGGCAGCTCCGGCCGGAGTTTCAGCCAGCTCCCCGAAGCGTCCATGCTCCACGACGCTTCAACGACATTCAGCTCTCTCATGCCTTACTTGCGCAGTTCCAGCAAAGGCAGCGTCCAAATCTCTTTCTCGTTTTCTCGGCTACCTGTAAAGCGGTAAACTGCGTGCCGCCTTCTACGACCTGCGTGATATCTCCCTTGCAGTCCGCGCAGACAAGGCGTGGGGTGCTCGGTGTCTCAGCTTTCCCAGCGTGTCCGAAGGTGTAGACCGGCTTTCCTTTCGATGCAAGCGTCAGCGTTTTGATGCGCTCCTGCTCGTCGTAGGTGATCTCCGTCACGTCGAATTGGTCAGAGCACTGCCATCGACCCGTCTTGTCGTTCTTTTTAAGTCTCTGGCACTTCGTCGCGTCGATCCAGATAAACGGTGCGGAATAAAGCTCCCGTCCGATCCCGTGCTTGAAACCGGCGCGTTTGAATGCGTCCGAAGCTCGTCCCTTCTCAGCCTCTGTGTTGCTCTCTGTGCCTGCGTCCCACTTCCAGATCAGTTTCCCGTCCTTCCCGTAGTCCACGCCGATACCGCCGTACAGAACGCCGTCGACCAGCTTAAAATCATTCTCCCAGTTCTGCGCGCCTACCGTCTCGTCAAGCAAGTCCGCATCCGTTCTTGCCGTCTTGTACAGCAGAATCGACGCGCCCTTTTCGTTGCACTGTGCCACGCGGCACTCGATCTCATCCGGTCGCAGCAGCCTGAATTGCTTCATTTTCATCCTTCCTTTCAAACGGGCATTCGCCCCCAACATATCTTCCAGCCCACAAAATCGGCTCGTCTGTCAATGCGCATCTTCTGGCGCTCTGGCGGTAAAACCGGCAGGCATCACAGCAGATGTACGCATTGCCTTTCAAGTCCACAGGGAACGACATACGAACCGTTGCTTCGACTTGGATATATCCGCTTACACCAGTTTCAAAGTTCGCCATGCTCCCTCCTTCTCAGCCGGGGCAGAACGTCTTCTTCTGATACCCCAGCTCCTCCAAAATCCGCCTTGTTCCCATCGTCTCTACCAGATCGCAAATGACATGATTGCCCGGGTCAAAGTTCTCAGAATCGCACACAAAGATATCTCCATCGTTTCCGGCGAAGTATTCTTCGCCTTCGTAAATCTCAGCGCCGAACCGGTCAAACATACATTGCGCTTGCTGTCTGTCTTCCATCATTCCACCAACCTGTATCTGGCATAGCTTGTGTCCTCGCCATACCGGTTCTTGCTCGTTTCCATGTCGCGCCGGATGTTGTACCCTTCGCGCTTCAGATCGTAGACACGCGCGCCCAGCCGCATACAGCCGAGGTCCTGCATCGCTTCCAGCTGCGTAATGCTTCCGAAGTCTCGCATGTACTTCAAAACCCGTTCAGCCTGCTTCATATCTACCTCCAAGCCTTTGTGAAGAACGTACTGAAAACAATCTCACGATACGAGACCTTCGGCGTGGATGGCGTCGGTTCTGCGTGTGTCGCAGCAAGCACCTTCGCCGCTTCTGTCTCAAACTCCACAGAGAACCATCTCTGCCAGTCAAGGCAGCGGCACTTGCCCGTATCATGTGTGCATTTCTTGCACGGGTAAATCATCTCACGCCTCCATTAGCACCGCGCCGCCGAAGAAGATCACCGCCGCACCGCCGAGCGTGAATGCCGCCTTGAACAGCCCGAAGCCCAGCAGGACCGCCGTGCCGCCCAGAAGGACGCAGCCAACCGAGAAGCAGAACGCCTCCGAAGCCTTCAAAAGCTCCGACTTCCGCTTGCGCTGCCGGATAATCTTGTCCCACCGCTCGCCGAGTTCGCGCTCTCTTGCGCGCCGGTGATTCGCCTCAAGGATATATTCAACGTCACTCATCCTGTACCTCCAATCCGAGGAACCGCATAAACGGGATTCTCGGGATTTTTACCCGACTCGGTGTCGGGCAGCATACCGGGAAGCCAAGCCGCTCCGGTCTCTCCCGCGCCATCATCCGCAGACGATGGGGGCTGCAACCGAGAATCTTTGCCGCAACGTCCGCGTTGATCATGTCCGATTCCGAAGACATCAGCGCCGCTAGATTTTGCGTTACCATCGTTATCCCTCCATTTCTGTTTAATAATTACTCAGAAATACTATCTATTCCATTTCCATTTCCTAAAGGTAATACCGTGGTATTACCGCAAGCACTACCACACTTGCCTATGTGATTCATGCTGTCTCGGTCTCATTGGTTGCACCTTCCGCCGCGCTGTGTTATGATTCAGCTGAAAGGAGGTGAACTAAGTGGCTGATAGTGTTGAACTGAATTCTTTCCCAAAAGATGCTGTTGAGGCAACCGCATATCTGTATGTTGAACGGCAAGACCTCACTGGCAAAAGCCCGTCAGAGATTTACGAACTGTATTTGAAAGCTTATTACGAAATCTCGAAGCTGCATCGGGAAAAGAAGACCAGCGGATGGTTTAACGCCCAAAATCGAGATATTTTGCAATGTTGACCATCTGATTTGTCAATTCTGCAAGGGATTCCGGGCTGATGTCTGGTTTCTGGCTATGCTCGGAAAGCAGCTGCAACTGCTTTTCGAGCATTTCTTCTGTGTTGCTGGGCTTTGTGTTTTTCATACGTCCTCCTTTCCCGTCTGAGCCTCTTTTACAAGGCTCAAGATTCCTTCCGTTTTCTCGAATTCTGTAGCAGCGAGTCGACCGATACGCCGAAATAGTCGGCAATCGCTTTTACAGTGTCGATGCGCGGGGCAGCGTCCTTACCTGCCCACTTTCCGATTGTGCCGTTGGCAATGCCGCACGCCTTTTCCACGGTCGCGATGTTCGTCTTATGCTTCTCGCAGAGGCGCTTGACATTCTCATAAATCAAAAAAATCCCTCCAATCCGTACGAATACTACTTGACAGAGATTAGAAGATAGTCTAATATAAGCGTGTCAAGGCAATTAAATATCTTCTGAAAGTCCGTCTTGGTGAGGGGCTAGGTTTTTTGTACCCTTCACGCCTCTAAGTATATTAGAGTTTACCCTAAAAGTCAAGAACTTTTTTCGCGTTTAGTCTAATTTTTTAGGTGCCGTATATGCTCGATAAAATCAAAGCGCTATGCAAGGAAAAGAAAACTTCTATATCCAAACTGGAAAAACAGCTTGGATTTGGTAATGGTGTCATCGGCAGATGGGATAAGTCTGTTCCAAGCTATGAACGACTCGCCGCAGTTGCTAACGCGCTTGATGTGCCAGTCGCCTACTTGACCGGCGAAACCGATGACCCGTCTGCGGGAATAAAAAAA